GAAACTCAAGGAGGAATTATTATTGCACAAGAAACTTTAGACAGAGCACGAGCCGCGGTTCAAGTTGGATATGTCTTGAAGATGGGACCACTATGCTATGAAGATAAAGAAAAGTATACAACCGGTCCGTGGTGCAAGGAAAAAGATTGGGTGATCTTTGCAAGGTATGCAGGATCGCGAATGGAGATTGAAGGTGGCGAGATAAGAATGTTAAACGATGATGAAATCTTAGGTACGATAGAAGATCCTAAAGATTTGATTCACGCAATGTAATCATAGGAGGATTATAACTATGCTCGATGACAAGATCGATGTCGGTGAAGCCGACGAAATAGAAACGGAGATTGATTTAGATGCAGAACCTGCACCGGAACAATCTTTAGAGGAGGAAGTACATGTTGAACAAACTACAGAAGACGATACTAAGTCCGAAGACACAACTGAGGAACCTGCTGAGCAGCCTGCTGTTCAAGCAGATGAACAAAAAGCAGAACTTGATGAGTACTCAGAAGGCGTTCAAAAAAGAATAGCTAAACTTACTCGCAAAATGCGAGAAGCTGAAAGGCAAAAAGAAGAAGCTATTCAGTATGCACAATCTATACAGCAACAAGCAGCTAAAGTTAGAGGTCAATACACTAACTTAGAAGGAAACTACGCTAAAGAGTTAGCTGATAAAATTGAAACAGGTAAAATAGCAGCTAGAGCAGCTTTAAAAGAAGCAACTGAAGCTGGAGATGTTGATAAGCAAGTTAAAGCTCAAGAAGCTATTGCAAAAATAGCTATGGAAGAGCAAAGACTAGCAAATCTTAAAAATAGAAACGAAGCTAGAAGAGCAGCACCTCCACCACCTCAAAATTATGCTCAGATGGCTCAAGAGATGCCTACGCAGAATGAAATTTATAATGCTGCGCAGCAAATTGACCCTAAAGCAGAATCTTGGTCAGCTAAAAATACCTGGTTTGGTACTGATAATGCAATGACTTACACTGCATTTGATATACATAGAAGACTTGTAGAGGAAGAAGGGTTTGATCCATCTAGTGATGAATATTATTCTGAAGTAGATAAGAGAATAAGACTTGAATTCCCACACAAATTTGATACAAATAGGGATACTGCAGCTGAGGGTGGACAAGTTCCAACTCAGACTGTTGCTAGTGCCAAACGTCCGGCCGGAAAAGGACGCAGAAAAACTGTGAAACTCACACCATCACAGGTAGCAATTTCTAAAAGATTAGGTGTGCCACTCGAAGAGTATGCGAAACAATTAGCCGCGAAGGAGGTATAAGCATATGACTAAAAAAGATACAGCAAAGAAAACTGTTAAAACTTCCCGCGTGAGTCAAACTAGGGCTAAACAAGAAAAGCCTAAAGTATGGACTCCTCCATCATCACTAGATGCACCACCTGCGCCAGACGGGTATAGACATAGATGGTTACGTGCCGAAAGTATGGGCTTTGACGATACAAAGAACATAACAGGTAAAATAAGATCTGGATGGGAGTTAGTGAGAGCTGACGAATATCCTGATGAAGACTATCCAGTCGTTACAGACGGTAAATACGCAGGAGTGATCGGGGTTGGTGGCCTTGTGCTGGCAAGGATAACCGAAGAGCTCGCAAGGTCGCGTGAAGAGTATTTCAGACAGAAAACTCTAGATCGCAATGAAGCCTTAGAAAACGATGTCTTAAAGGAACAGCACCCAAGTATGCCAATCAATCAAGAGAGGCAGACTCGTGTAACTTTTGGTGGCTCGAATAAAAGCTAATCTTTTGTTCATCCACTGATTTAATCAACAACCTTTAAGGAGGATAACAATATGGCAAATTTAGATGCCGCGTTTGGGATGAACCCTGTTGAGAAAATCGGTAGTGGTCCATCTGGAAAACTAGGTGAATATAAAATTGCAGCTTCTGAAGCTAATGCAATTTTTCAAGGCTCAGTTGTAATGCCTGACTCTGGATATATCCAAGTAGGTGCTGCAGGTAGTGCGCCGTTCACTGGTGTTTTTTGGGGATGCAAATACGATGATCCAACAACTAACAAACCAACATTTAAAAACCAATATGCGACGACATCAGCTGTTGCCGATGCTTTTGTTTACGACGATCCGTATCAAGTATTTGAAATACAAGCGGACGGAGCGTTTGCACAAACAGCAATTCAGCAAGCAGCAGATATCACCGCAGAATCTGGTTCAACAACAACTGGAGTAAGTACGCAAGAGTTAGACTCGAGCGATATTGGCACTGGTGCTAATTTAATGATCATAGGTATCTCAGGAAACCCTGGTCGTAATGAGTTAGGCAGTAACAATGGAGTTTTCAAAGTTCTAATCCAAGAGCATACTTACGCTAACTTATAATAGCAGGAGGACATAAAAAATGGCTATATCAAGACAACAACTAGCAAAAGAGCTAGAGCCTGGTCTGAATGCATTATTTGGACTAGAGTACAAAAACTACGAAAATCAGCATAAAGAGATTTTCGACACAGAAAACAGTGACAGAGCTTTTGAAGAAGAAGTAATGTTATCTGGTTTCGACAAAGCAGCCGTTAAGTCAGAAGGCGCTGCTGTTGCGTATGATAACGCGCAAGAAACTTACACAGCAAGATATCAACATGAGACAATTGCTCTTGCTTTCTCACTAACTGAGGAAAATGTTGAAGACAACTTGTATGATAAGATTTCTACTCGTTATACAAAAGCACTAGCACGTTCTATGGCTCAAACGAAGCAAACTAAAGCAGCAAACATTCTAAACAATGCTTTCGCTGCTGCATCGACTGGTGGCGACAACGAGTCTTTAATCGGAAACGCTCACCCTACGATTGCAGGGAACCTTAGCAACAGACCTACTACTTTGTCTGACTTGTCTGAGACTTCTCTTGAGCAAGCTATGATCGACATTGGCAATTTCAAAGACGAAAGAGGTCTTAAAATTGCTGCTAGAGGTATGAAACTAATTATACCTGCTGACGGTCAATTTACTGCTGAGAGACTTATGAAGTCTGCTCAACGTGTTGGAACAGCTGATAATGACATCAACGCTCTTAAATCTATGGGGATGATTCCTCAAGGTTATGTAGTTAACAACTACATCAACGATGGCGAGCAATGGTTCATTAAAACCGATGTTCCTAACGGATTGAAGCACATGGTACGTACGCCGGTTAAAACGGCTATGGAAGGTGACTTCGAAACAGGTAACATGAGATACAAAGCTAGAGAAAGATACAGTTTCGGCTGGTCTGACTGGAGAGGTATCTACGGTTCTGACGGTACTGCTTAATAAGTAGAACTGTTAGGTCTAACCTAATTAAAGGGGCGCTTCGGCGCCCCTTTTTATTTGCATAATATAGTTAAAAAGCATATACTCGATTATCTGCGATAAAAACCTAATGTAGACGCGCGCAGGCGACGGCCTAGAGACTACATTAAACATAACTAGGAGGATTAAATCATGGCAACAACAACATTTAGAGGACCTGTTTTAGTTGGTAAGAAAAACGAAGCTGGTGTAACTGGATACAATATCGAAGCAAAAGAATCTAATTACACTGTCGTAGCAACTACTGACTCAGGAAAAACACTCACATCTAAGACTGATGGTGTAGTTTTCACTCTACCAGCTATTGCTGTAGGAAACGTATTTACATTTGTAAATACTGCTGAAGACGGACGCAACACTTTTACTATCAGCCCAAATGCTAGTGATGGTATTTTGTATGTAGGAGGTTTAACAGATGACAAAGACCTTATTAATACAAAAGCAACATCAAAAGTTGGGGACTATGTAAAAATAGCAGCTTTAAACTCTACTGCCCATTGGACAGTAGTTGAAGCTCAAGGTGTGTGGGCTAAAGAATCGTAAGATAATTAACAGTGGGGCTTCGGCCCCACTAATTTAGGAGGAAAATATTATGGGTGGTAGTTCTTTTACATCAGATCAAAAGACCGCACACGTAACTGCTGACGGGCAAATGGTAACAGGCTCTTGTAGAGTTACATCTATTCAAGCAAAAGGTAATAATGCTAACTGTGGTGTTATTTTATATGATAATACTTCTGCAGCAGGTACAGCACATACTTTCTTGTTCGGAGAAGAAGGTTTACAAATTTATATACCAGGAAGTGGTATTAGATTTAAAACTGGTGTGTATTGTGATTTAACAACTACAGGTGGCGTAACTATTACGTACAATTAGGAGGTAGTTTATGGCAACGTCCGGAACAACTACATTCGAAAGTGGTTTTGCAATTGATGATATTATACAGGAAGCCTATGATCGTATAGGTATTCATGCTGTAAGCGGTTATCAATTAAAGACGGCAAGACGTTCATTAAATATAATGTTCCAAGAATGGGCTAATCGTGGTTTACATTATTGGGAAATGGGTAATACCAGTATTGATCTTGTTGAAGGTCAAGCAGAATACATTTTTTATAGAGCAGCGGCAGACGGCACAAGTGCAACCACTGCACCAACTAATGGGATTTATGGCGTTGACGATATTTTAGAAGCTGTTTATAGAACAGGTTATAACACTACTTCTCAAAACGATTCTGCTCTTACTAAAATAAATAGATCAACTTATTCTGGACTTTCTAATAAACTAAATAAATCCACACCAACACAATATTACGTACAAAGATTTATAGACAGAACTGTAATGACTCTTTACCCAACTCCAGATGCTACAGCAGCTGGTAATTATGTGGGTGCTTACTATGTAAAAAGAATTCAAGATGTAGGTGGCTATACTAATACTTCAGATGCCCCTTATAGATTTATACCTTGTATGGTTTCAGGATTAGCTTTCTATCTTTCTCAAAAAGAAAAGCCTGAGTTAGTTCAGCAAATGAAATTATTGTATGAAGATGAATTAAATAGAGCTCTTGTTGAAGACGGTTCGTCTACCAGTACTTATATAACTCCACAGGCTTATTACCCAAATGTCTAATTTTTCTACAGGTAAATATGCAAAAGCAATATCCGACAGAAGTGGTCAAGCGTTTCCATACAGAGAAATGGTTAGAGAATGGAATGGAGCATGGGTTCATAAAAGCGAATTTGAACCAAAACATCCCCAATTAGTTCCAAGAAAATTTAGAGGCGATGCACAGGGATTACAACATGCAAGACCTGCTAGAACAGAACCAGCTGTTGCACATATGCTAGGATTAAATGCAATGCAAGCAGGAACTACTGATACTATTGTAGTTAATGTTAAAGACCCGGGCCACGGTTATATCACCGGGGACCGCGTTAGATTTAGAAACTGTGAATCTCACTTCCCAGTTTATCCAGAAGTGTCTCATATGCAAGACCATGATATTAATGCTGCAGAGGGACACATACTTACTAAGATAGATGATGAGAATTATTCTTTCAGTCCTAATGATATTATTTCAGAATGGTTAACAGCAAATTGTACTCCTGGAACTACAACTGTTTATGTTGATATGGATGGGGTGCTTACAGAATATTACCAAAGAGTAGCTGAATGGGTAAACGTAAGTTCAGGAAGACCTTTTAATGGTGATTGGTATAATATGTCGCCTGCAGATGAACTACAGGCAATAGCTACAGCTCCATCTAGTTGGTTTCAAAACTTAGCTAAAAGAGCTGAAGCAAATGCTTTAATAGATTTAGTAATGGCAAAAAATAATACTTGGGATGTTTTATCTACTGGACCAACTTATAATGCACAAAAGACAGCTTGGATTACTACTCATTTTGGTACTCCTGGTTCTGGTAGTGGAAGAGCTCCTGCCTCTGTTAACTATGCTACAGACTACAATAAGGCTCCTTATGGTGGAGCAAATAAATTATTAATTGATGATAGAACCACTTATATCAACCAATTTGAAGGAGCTGGAGGCAAGGGGTTTAAATATTTTGAAAGTGGTGGTATAAGAGATTTTGGAGGAGGCAACATGTCCGTAGGACCGCTTACAATATCACCATGACAACATACGCAGAATTAGTAACACAGATTAGAGATTACACAGAAACTGACAATCAGGTTTTAACTGATACTATTGTTAATGACCTTATTGAACACGCTGAACTTAGAATATTTAAAGATGTAGATTTAGATTGTTATAAAGATGTCATGAATGGAGCAACTGCAGCTAATAATAGATGGGTTCCTTTACCCGGACAGACAGCCGCAGCTACTACACCTAAATTGACTGATTATGCTACTATTAGATATGTTACTATTTACTTGGACTCTGGCACTAAAGTCAGACATAAGCTGGTAAGAGTAGACTCAGATTTTATGAATGAGTACTATGATACACCAGAAACTGGTTCTGCTAGTATGCCAAAATACTATGCACAATGGGATGAAGGCACATTGGTACTTGCACCAACTCCAAATGCAATATATAAATTTGAGGTAGGGTTTACAAAGTTACCTACAGGATTATCCAGTGGTAATACTGAAACTTGGGTAAGTGTAAACTGCCCTAGAGTACTTTTGTACGCAGCTTTATGTGAAGCTTTTAAGTTCTTGAAAGCTCCACAAGATCAACAAGTGTATGAACAGTCTTATAGAGAGTCTGTTACAGCGCTTGCACAAGAACAAATGGGTAAAAAACGTAGAGATGAGTACAGGGATGGAGCAATTAGAATTCCAATTCCTAGTGCGAATCCATAATTAGGAGAATACTATGGCAATATCACAAGCGGTTGCAAATGTTTTTAAGATGAACTTGCTAAAGGGAAATCATAACTTTAATACAGGTATGACATACAAAATAGCTTTGTACACTTCTTCTGCTACTATGGGAGCTACTACTACACATTACGTCACAACAAACGAAATAACTAATACTTCAGGATCTGCTTACTCTGCAGGAGGAAAACAATTACAAAACCCTTCAGTAACAGGCGGTGCAAGTACTACTCCAGCGTATGTTGACTTTGACGATATTTCTTGGACAAGTGCTTCCTTCACAGCGAATGGTGCTTTAATTTATCGTTCAGATAATAACTTGTCTAATACTGACGCGGTATGTGTGCTAGCTTTCGGCGGAGATTTCACAGCAAGTAACGGAACATTTACAATTCAATTCCCAACAGCGGGTGGTGGATCAGAGATACTTCGGTTAGGTTAGGAGTTTTAGATGGCTTTCGTAATTAACGATAGAGTCAAAGAAACCACAGCGACTACCGGGACAGGTACTATTAACCTAGCAGGAGCGGTAACAGGTTTTGAGACGTTTGTTACGGGTGTTGGTAATTCCAACACTACTTATTATTGTATTACACTTCCAGGCAGTACAGAATTTGAAGTTGGTATAGGAACAGTAACAGATGCTACTCCTGATACTCTTTCTCGTTCTACAATTATTTCAAGCTCTAATAGTGATAGTGCTGTTAATTTTAGCGCAGGTACTAAAGATGTATTTTGTGCTCTACCAGCTTCTAAGGCTATTGTAATAAATGACAGTGGAAGTGTTACAACACCTTCTTTAAATATAACTGGAGCAATAACCATTTCTGGTAATGTAGATGGACGCGACGTTGCTTCCGACGGTACAAAATTAGATGGTATAGAAACAAGCGCTGACGTAACAGATGCAACTAATGTAGGAGCAGCTATAACTGGGTTTCCAACAGGAACAGATGCAGTAGCTACAGACTTAGTTCCTTATTATGATGTTGATGCAGGCGCTTGGGAAAAATCAACTGTAACTAATTTAGCTTTACAAGGGCCAGCGGGACCAGCCGGGCCAGCAGGACCACCAGGGCCAGCGGGACCAACAGGTGGAACAGGACCTACTGG